CGGCGCTTATATGCAGCCCAAGAGGCTAGCATACTCGAAATACACTGGCTTAAAGCGCCGTAGGTTTGTCAGACCTGCGTGCCAATGTACACATCACATGGGGGTGGTCGTGGTGCACCGGGTGTTGCCCTGTTGCCCTCTACGCTTTCATCCGTACATGCGTTTTATTGCTTCGCCGTACGCAATTGATGATGGCGTGTTGTAAACTGTGAAGATACTGTGACTGCGAATCTCATTTTCGAACTGAGATAGTACAGATGACGAAACCCGCAACGTCTCCGCTGCGTAGCGAGTAGTATCGTCAGTGGCCTCATGCCGTGACGGGGCCATATCTTGCAGTTTTTTACGGATCTCCCTCTTGCCGCGTTGAATGAATTTGTTGGCACCAGATTCATGCTTGATGTCTTCAGTTTCTTGGAGCGTCTTTTGAACCATTTCACGCAGCACTGGAACATGGTTGGTGTATGGAAGGAGGCCGAGCGCTTTGCCGCGCAGCATTTGCTTTGCGTGTTGAGTCGTCAATTTTTGTTTTAAGCATAAAATGCCGTATTTGCCAGCAGCTTTTGCAGTTGGTGCGGGTGTATATTGATTGTTTTGTGTGGGGTAGAATGATTGTGAACAAAAACTCGCATCTTCAGGTTTGTGCACAACTTTAATTTTAGGTACAAACCCGAGCTTGATGGCAAGCCACTTTAGAGCAGGCTTAAGCAAAGCGTGAGCAAAAGCCAGCATATCATCACCTCGAATGACAACGGCGAGCGGACTCGAATCCAGTTGGCCGCTGATCTCAAGCGAATGAAACAGCGCCACGACACAAGCAGGAGGTAATTCAAGAAGAATACCAAACGTGGTCGTAGTCGGAGGTAGATGCAAAGCAGCAGCAGCGTGCATAAGGAGCCACGCAGTATGGACGACCGCAGCATTGACGCAGGAGTTGTTGAGAGTTGTGCTTGGGTGTCCGGAGGGATTAAAAGGAGCTTTACGCTTGTAAGAAACTCCACTACGGAATCTCCCGGATTTTGGGCCCAGCATGGTAGTTTCCCATACATGGCGTGCAGAGCCTGCAAGGCCCAATGCGACGTGGAATTGACGGCTGAACCAACAGCTTTGGTGACCATGTGTTCCGTCGAATTTAGAGTAGTCGAGGTCAACAATGCTGCGTGGACCTTTGACAGGATTCGAGAAACAGTGGCAGTTCTGTCGGCAATGCTCACAGTGACATTGTTCGACTGGAGCACTGAGAGCAACGCATCTGGATTTGCAGCACCAGCGATTTGATCCACAAACGAGGCAATTGAGTGCGCGGCACTCACCAGATGTTCCTCGGTCGTGTCGCCGCCCGTCAAGTTGTGCAGTAGGTCCGTGACGAAGCGTGCGGCGGCAATCTGGGTGCCATTCAGGAAACCCGTAACTGCGGTCAGGTTTGGCAGCAGGGCAGACTGGTTTACTGCATCTTTTGCAGCCTGGACCGCACGCATAGACAGGTTGTAGGTACTCAACAACGCGCTGGCGAATTGCGTCCGTGAAACGTTCACGATGTTGGTCCCTAGCGAAGTCCAATAGGCAGTGGCAGCAGATCGGCGCTGGAGTATCTCCGCCATCTTGGACATGTCCTGCAGGTTCGGGTTGGATTCGAACAGGGCATTCAGTGCTTTGAGGTCGACGTAGTCCATCAGCAGTCGTGGTAGCGAGATGGTTTGCGAACCAATCTCCGACAACTCGTGTAGAAGACCCACACTCGTAGAAGATTCGATTGCTTGGCGACCAAACTTCGCGAGCCACCTCATTGACGGAGCAGACTGAAGGTCCGACAGCACCTTTGACCACAGGTTTTGGGCCGTTAATACAACGCGGTTTGCATTCGTCTCCAGCGATGTATAATTTAGGCTCAGATTTGTTGAAGGCAGATACTTGGCAAAGGTCTCGTTTGGTGTAAAGACCGAGGTTGTACTGTTCCAAACCTGCTGCCATCGCGACGCGTTGAGCACCAACGTATCGGCATAACCACTCGTCGTCATCCATGCGGCATCTAGCTTTGCAAGCGCCCAGGTACCTGTGGCCATTGCCCACGCACCAGCGGGATGAAGTTGCAACCATAACCAACTTCCAGCTTCTATCATCCGGAAAGGTGCGTTGCATACAAACGCGGGTGTTTGCGCTAGCGTACTGATCAACCATGCCACCCCGCGCAACGTGGTAGCAGAGATTTGAGAAAGCGCAAGCGACAACTTGATACCCGCTGTGATCATCGGCCACACGACGAAGAGCCCCACCCCAACGGAGAGTAGCATCAGGAGCAAGAGCGACCAGAGGGCCAACGTACTCCATGTTGGGCATCTGGATGGGCGGGGCGAAATCGGAAAATCCGGCTGAGGGTGCAGCACGGGCGTGTGATTCTCAATGGCATACTTGGCCCAAAGCATTGGGTCATCAACGGACTGTTGCCAGAGATTGAATGGAGAAATTGTGCGCAAGCTTTTTTTTAGTCGGTTCCACGCGACTTGCAGTGGCCCAGCGATCAGCTTCTCGGGTGCCATGGCTTCAGCAAGCTCATTGGACACATGACCGAAAAGCGGAATAAGTGCGCGCGGGTCGACATGGCAGTTCTCGAGGAAATGGGCATAGTGCGCTTGTTCAACTTGAAACGCGGCCAAAGCGTAGCGTCGAATATTCCTCGGATTCGTGCGAAGGTCGACACCGGTACCAATGCCTCCAACACTTGGACCGTTCGTATCGGGGTCGAGGGCAAAGGCGCGAAAACCAGCGCGCGTTGCCTGAATGCAGACATTCGCAATTTCCAGCGGCGACATTGCGCAGCCCTTTGCGAATATGGCGCCAATGGTTGTGCCGATGTAGTCAACAAGCCTCGGGCACAATGGCGGTTGCAGTGGTTCAGCTTGCACCGGCAGAATATCGGTCATGGTTGGTGCAGAAGGTGCGGCAGACGCAGAAGGCGCAACAGATGGGGGCGGATGCGTTGCATGGAGCAAACCGTCACAGGGTGGCACGGATGAACTTGATGAGGATGACCGCGTTGATGTCTCAGGCGCTTCGAATGCAAGCTGTTGCATGGCATGCAGCTTCTCATCGCGCTTCTGGATCATCTGCTTTTGGTAGCGCTTCTCAATATGAAATGCATCAAAGGCACCTTGAAGAAGGTCATTCGCCACTTGATATTCAGGATCGGGCACTAGCATGCGGAACAGACGGTACGCATCTTTTGCGTCGATACCACTCAAATCAGCACCTGGTTTTGCAACAGCCTTGAGGAAGGCGCAGTATTGCTTGTAATTTGGCCTGCTGGTGGAAAGGACAGACTCGAGGTCCAATTCGCATTTGCATGGTGCTGAACCGCAATAAATGCATGGTGGCGGGGGCGGCGGTGGCAGTGGTGGTTGTTCCCATCGTCTTGCGCGTTTTTGGCACACGCATGGTTCGTTGTGGCAACGTGGACACGGACCGGGTTTGAGTGCTTCTCCGATGCGACGGACTTCGACAGTGAACAATACGTCTAGCCCAGTGACCAGCGTTTCACGCATGGAGAACCAGAACTCTTCTTGGCGCATCATGAATCGTCCATAAGCACCGACACCGGCAGCGCCAAAATCAGACGCAGAAACGTGTATAGCATGGCTACCGAGTGCAGTGCAAAAGGAAGCAGCAACAGAACGGACGAATCGCTTGTACGACGGCCCAGATCGGGGGGAATTCCATAATCGGCGCGTTGACAAGGAGAGAACCGTGTTCTGAGGGAGTGAACACAGCTCTTCACGAAGACTGAAGAGAGTAAGAGACTGAGATTCAGTAAGAAGGCCGGAGGTGACCCCCTGTTGTTCGGAGGCTCCAGCGCAGGATTTGTTTGTTGGGGTTGTTGTAGCAGCAACGTCAACAGAATTACAACCACGGAGGCTTGTTGGGCGACCGTGGAGGGAGGCCACAAGGACATGTGGCAAACGGTGTTCCCTCTAGCCCCGCTAAGGCGGTTTCACTCTTCGAGCACTTTCCCAAGGTCTCGCCGTTTAACCAGTCACCAGGCCAATGCATAGACAACAGCACCCAGTGTGGCCCCTGAAAATATCCCAACCTCTAGTATAAAACGGCTCCCCCCCCCGACCCGCGCCAAGCACAGGCTGTTACGCCCAAGCCCTTACGCAAATCGGAAGAAGTTAATAAAGTACAGACATAGACGAGTCACTACGGTGGGTTCGGTGTAGCTTAAAGGAAGTCCCCTTCTGACAAAGAAAGTCACAATGTGGTACATATACGCGCGATTCCCGTACTCTGAATACGGTTCACACCCATATATGCCACGGGGTCTCTTAGGTAGTCAACGACTACACCCACGCTTACTTTGGAAACAGTAGCGTGATCAAGGATGCGGTAAAGAGTTAGCCGCGGAAGCGGATAGCACAAATGCTATAAGAAAATGGAGGAAAC